TAAACACCGCGTGAAATCATCGCCAAAGAAGAACGGCAATACGTAATGATCAGAAATATTAGCCGTCTTGCCCGACGCGTTCGGGGCGACACCTTGCGTCGTCAACGCCGTCGAAGCTTTGCCCTGCGTGGTGTTATACAGCACGTTCCACACGGATTGAATGAAAAGTGAATCGAGCGTCACGACCGGCTGACCGCCGATCCAAAGACTGATTTCCGTCGGTTGGCTTGCGTTTCCGGAAAACAGGCCGGTGGCGTTGTTACCGGAAGCGCCGATGTTATCGGCTTCAATCCACACGCGCGAGAGCAAGTCACCCTTGCTGGGGATCGGAATTGTAATTTCAGCGTTCGCGCCGAACGTCCCGATGTAATTCAACTGATGCGGTGCGATAGAAAAGTTTGTCGATCGCTTCCATGCCTGACGGTAGAATGATATCTCCGGTTTGCCGGTGAGCTGTGCGTCCTGCGCGCCTTGTGCCACGAGATCTGCTAAGGCCATTGGTCCTTTCTATGTGAACAGAAAAAAAATTCTCCTGAAATGACAACCTCACAAATGGTCGCGTTTCAAGCCTTGAGCTGGGAAGCCCGCGACGACGAAGACGCGGAAAGTCATGTCGTCTCCATCATCGGGAAAACCGAGGACGGGCGGAGCGTGTGCGTGACGACGGAGTTCGAGCCGTACCTGTTCATACGCCTCCCCGCGAGATCTGGTCAGAGAGACGCGCAAGAGTACTACCACGCGATCGACCGAGCGTGTCCTGGAGCGTTGACGTCGTACGCGATCGAATACTCGAAAGACGTGTGGGGGTTTACGAATAACGAGGAGTTTCCTTTCCTGCGTCTGGGATTCAAAAAGCTCGCCAGTCGTGCGACCGTCGCGAGCTTTCTCAGGTACCGTCGCTTGGAGTTGGCTTCGCGCGGACAAGTGGATGTCAAATTGTACGAGAATAACCTGGAGCCGTGCTTGCGTTTGATGCATCAATCGGGTATCGAGGCAACTGGGTGGCTTGAAGCTGAAGGTGATGCTTTTCGACCGACGACCATCGCTCGCGTCGACGTTGACCTCTGGTGCGACGACTGGACCGCTCTTAAGCCACTCGCGCGGAACGATATCGCTCCGTTTGTCGTCGCCTCGTTCGATATCGAGTGCAATTCGAGTACGGGAAAGTTCCCGGACGCATCCGTCGAGGACGATGCGTGTTTCCAAATCGGTATTTCGCTGTGCAAATTTGGAAGCGACGAACCATACGATAAGACGATCCTGTGTTACAAACAAACAGATCCCGCGCTCGAAGGTACCAATGTGGTGAGTTTCGATACCGAAGGGGATATGCTCATGGCATTCAGTGACTATTTACATGAGCACAGCGTAGATATATTGACGGGCTGGAACATATTTGGGTTCGATTTGGATTATATTCACACGCGCGCCGCTCGTCTCTGTGACGTGCGCTTTTTTCAATTGGGTCGTCTGAAAAATACACCGTGTCACATCGTGAAGAAGAAACTTTCGAGTTCGGCGCTTGGAGACAACGAACTGAAATTGCTTCCCATGAGTGGACGTTTCATATTTGATATGTTTCACGAGGTTAAGAAAAATTACAAGCTTGACTCGTACAAACTCGATTTCGTCTCTAAAAAGTACCTTGGTGGCGATGGCAAAATCGATATGGCACCGCGTGAGATGTTCAAAAGGTTCCGCGAAGGCGACGCTGTGCTCCTTCGCGAGGTCGCGGAGTATTGCGTCAAAGATACGTTACTGCCGCACCGTTTGATGAAAAAATTGTGTACGATGCTCAATCTATGGGAGATGGCTCGCGCGACATGGGTGCCTCTCAATTATCTGACTGAGCGCGGGCAACAAATCAAGGTGTTTTCTCTTTTAACGCGTAAAGCGCGCGAACTCGGCTTCAAAGTCCCATACATCAAATACGGTTCAACCGCCGAAGGGTACGTCGGCGCCACAGTTCTCGAGGCTCAATCTGGCGCGTACTATGGACCAATCACCGCGCTCGATTTTGCAAGTTTGTATCCTTCCATCATGATGGCGCACAACTTGTGCTATTCGACACTGGTTTTAGATGACCTCAGGTACGGGAATATCGAGGGCGTAACATATGAGACGTTCAAGGTCGGTAAAGATACGTATAAATTCGCTCAAAACGTACCATCGCTTCTTCCGGTCATCCTCAACGATTTGAAAGTGTACAGAAAAAAAGCAAAGAAAGACATGGCGGCAGCGTCTGGATTCATGAAACAAGTGTTCGACGGGAAACAATTAGCTTTCAAGGTGAGCATGAATTCTATCTATGGATTTACCGGTGCCTCCAAAGGAATTTTGCCGTGCATGGCCATCGCTTCGACGACGACGGCGCGCGGGAGAGAAATGATCGACGAAACGAAAACGTACGTCGAAGAAAACTTTAAAGGGGCGAAAGTGAGGTACGGAGGTGAGTCATGAATATTATCATCGTCGCGCGACTTAACCTAACGTTTTTGACACAGACACCGATTCAGTGATGGTGGAGTTCGACGTGCAGGGTCGGACGGGACAAGATGCCATCGATTACAGTTGGGAATTAGGCGAACGCGCGTCGAAGGAATGTACCGCTCTGTTCAAAAAGCCAAACGATTTGGAATTGGAAAAGATTTACTGCCCATTCTTCTTATACTCGAAGAAACGGTACGCAGCAAAACTCTATGAAAAGAACAAATCGGGTGACGTCGTTTTTAAATACGTCGACATCAAAGGCCTCCAATTGGTGCGGCGAGATAACACCCCACACGTGCGCGAGGTTCTGCGTGAATTGTTGGATGTGATACTTGAATCGTCCGACCCCGCACCGCCGATTGACTTGGCTCGACAGAGAGCGCAAGAACTATTGACGGGCGACGTGCCGCATGAAAAGCTAGTGTTATCGCAATCGCTTTCTGACACGTACAAGGTGAAGGGTGAACGAGTGTCAATCACAGCGTATGACTCGCGCGCGAACAATGGTATCGGTCGGTACCTGAGCGAGGATATCAATATGGCGCACGTACAAGTGATGCATAAAATGCGTGAAAGAAAACCAGGATCAGAACCACAATCGGGCGATCGCGTTCCGTACCTACTCACGGTTGTCGAAAACAACCGCGCGGCCAAGGCGTTTGAAAAATCAGAGGATCCCGCGTGGGTGGCAGAGCATGGCATACCGGTCGATTACGTCTACTATTTTACACAAAAGTTCCTCAAACCTATTTGCGATCTTCTCGAACCACTCGTGGAAAATCCAAAGGAGGAAATTTTTGGCGAGCTCATGTCACTGCACAAGCCATCGCGCAAAAAGAAGGACGTCGCGCCTACACAAAAACTAACGATGCTCGATTTCTTTAAAAGGGCGTAATTATTATGTCAGTGTAATGTAATGGTTAAGAAAATCCTGAATACGGGAAATTGGCTCAGGGCGCTCGGATCGAATCGCCTAGAGAAAGGGGTTCAATTGCCGGCAATTTTTGCTGTCATCGTATTGTGGCAGTCGCTCTTCATCGAGCGATCGATTCGTATCCCCGACAAAATTGATAAGCTTTTCAAGACAAGCACCGTCGCACGCATTATTGGTCTCTGGTTGATTGCTCTGACCGGGACTCCCGACGTCGAGAGTAGTATCGTCGCAACTCTTTTGTTTTTGTTCACTGTGTACGTTTTTAAGAGTAAGAAGGAGAAAAAGCGCGATGGATTTTGGGGCTCGTATGGTCAATGATGATTAATTATCATAAAAAAGGAATATTTCGTCTAATAGTTCATCGTTTTCATCGCGTTCGATGCGTTTAATTTGTTCGTCGATACACTCGGCGAGCGCTTGCATCCGCCGCGCGATTTCACTCGAACGCCGTGCCCCCTTCGCATCAAAGAACCCTTTGATTCGTCGGCCCTGTGCGTCAATGTACGAATCGGGATTAAACCGAATGAATACCCACTTACCCCCGAACGCGACGGCGAGGTCGTTATACCGCGCCTCCGCGTCGTCACGGTACGGTTGACCCTTATGTTGACCCTCGTCGACCTCAACGGCGAGCATCGTACCACCAACGATTCGTCTGAAATCGACGCTTCGACGGTGGTCGCAATCGCAGCTCGTGAACAGGGATTGATTATGGACGAATGCATCGCCGTAACGTTCGACGAGGAAATCACGAACGGCTATTTCGCGGGTTTTCGCTCGAATGTTTTGCGTGCGCGGATCGAGTGGGAACAAATTTCTAAAACAATGGGTACAGTACCCGTCGTAACCTGGTGGTGGCTGTGCAGTATCGCAGTGTTCCGAAACGCACACTGAGTGACACACGTCGACCATATCATCAGATTTACACGAACCGCAGTGCGTCGCGGGTTTCGATCGGTCGAGGCCGAATTTTGGGATCTTTTTGTTACACCCCACGCACATTTTGTTGCTTAGGTCCACGTAGCCCACCGGTTTGTGTTTTGCGCAATGTGTCATTTTTTTGGTCTTGGGGTCGCCGTACTTTGGTTGCGTCGAACACCCATCGTGCTGACACCGTTTAGCATACAGGTATACGTAGCCTTCGGGTTTATGTTTCGCGCAATGCGTCGCTTTTTTGGTCTTGGGGTCGCCGAAAGACGCCTGCTTTTTACATCCTTCGCGCGTACAATATGTGGGCATCTATTATCATGGCGAACCATCTCTTTAACCACTTAAAGCTTTGGCTCGTTATGAAAGCAAGTATGCACATATGGATGGGTTGGTGAGCGACATAATAGATGAAGCGAAAGAACACATAGATAAGCTCATCGAGACCAAACTAAAAAAGGTCATCCACGATAGAATCACAAATTACGTGGAAGAGTTTTTTGACGAGTACCTCTCCACCGTCAACAAAAAGCATGGGATCTCGCTCGAACTGCTCCTGCGCGACCTCCCCGAACGGTTCGAGCAGACGCGGTGTAAAGGACTCAAGAAAAATGGCACGCGGTGTACGCACAAAGCCACGGACGAAGGGTTTTGTCGATGGCACGTCGACCAAAAGCGGGTGAAAACGGTGGCGGTCATGAATCGCGCGAACCAGGCGACGACGGGACACAATCACCCCATGAGCATACCATACATGCACGATTGTCCGGCATGCAATCCATCCCTGTGTAAACCTGTAGAAACCGAGGCGCTTAAAGACATAGCACACATTCTATAATAGACACAACATGAGTAAAAGTGATGTTCTATTGGCATCGATCGATCAATTCTACGCGCGAGAACAGAATCGCGATACTTTAATCAACATTTTGCAGAAAAAGGGCAAGATTTCTCTGCGGAATATCGAATGGTTTATCTGCTCTTACGCGAAGAAGCACAACGTGACATTTAAGACGAGTGACGGGAAAGCGTTTGCGGTACACGTCAATTATAAATCGTCCTTGGATGGGTATAGCAAAAAGTTATTTGATCCATTCTGTCGAACAGAAAAGATACCGTATCGCGTACCCGGAACGGACCAGACCATTCACACGACGCTCGCACAACTAAACTTTTGTCGATGGGTCATTAAGTGTGGGATATACGACTACATCGAAGCAAATCGCTTGACACTTTTCAAAAAGTGATCAATTTGATTTGGCTCGCGCGGTTTCCGAGGGCCCGTCGGAGGTGCCTCGACCGTCTCTGCGGGCTTCTTTTCTAAAACAAACGTTTTGCCTTTGTCGTAAGACTTGAAAATCTCGGTCGCCTCGGGCTTCGCTTTAGGTTTTTCCGCGAGATCGCGCTCCGTCGCGTACCGAACTTTCCCATCGTTAAATTTGAAGACCTCGTAGCCAAGGTAGAACATGTGAAAAGTGTATACATCGTCGAGCAAATCACCACCCGCCGCGTTTATGGGTTCAAATGTAAACTCAATATTCGTCTTATTGCCCTGAATTTGACTAAAATCGAGGTACCCCGAGCTCGCCACGTTGACCGGATTCGCACTGAACGAGTACGTGTAAATATTTCTGATCGGCCGACTCAATTTGCGCATCGCCGGTTGGAGGTATTTGTAAAAAACGTGTCCCGTGTTCGTCGAATTCGGGAGAACACTACCGTTGAGATGAAACTTTGCCAGATCCATGACAGGCGCGTAAAACGTCTGGAGCTCGTCAAAATTTACGTTTGATGAAAAATTGAAGCGATTGTGAATATACATTTCCCCGTCCGGGTCCGAGTTCGTGTGTGATTCACTTTTAATGACCTTTGGGTCCTCGAAAACGTTTCGTCGAAAGAACCAGAAAAAGCTCTTGACGGGTACGTTTGGTACGAGGTTCGTTTTCAAAATCGTCTTTTTTGGTTCAGTCTGCGCCGTGGGGTGACGCCTAACGATATCAGTGACCAGTGTTTGCTCCTCTTTCATGAAATACATGCGCTCGAGGGGGTCCAATGTGATTTGTTCAGTTATGATATCAAACTGACTCAAGCTCAGTGTTCCGTTAAAATCCGTAAAGAACGATTGTGGTCGAAAGACAAACTCAAATTCAACTTTTTGCTTCCAACACGCCGCGAGCGGGAAATACGGTCGGTTCGGTTCGTTGTCCGAATATTCGTCTTTGGCATATTTGCGACTGAAAAAGAAGGGGATAGGAATGAATAATTCCGACTTGTGCCGAGCGTTCGTTTCGTTGAGTTCGCTCGTATCAAACGCGAGCGAACGATTTACGAGAAAACGATTTGCAACTTTTTCACTCGGCTCGAGGAACATTTCATCGTGAATCACCATCCAATCGTCGTACACCGTTTCGATTTCCAATTCATCCACGTACATGGTCACGCGCTCGAAGATGTGTCGACCGATTTGGTCCGCGTGATTGCCGTTCGCGATCGCCGGCAATTCGAACGAGACCCACATGTTTGAAAGCAGATCACCCATGTTGGTCGGATTAAATTTGACCTTGATGGACTCACCGAACGGCCACGTCGCTTTCGAATTCGGATTCGTAATGTTTGCATTCTTATGAAACTTTCGAAAGTTCGAATGTTGCAAGGGC